ATGGATTTGTCGTTTTGTGTCAGCTCAAGGTCCTTGGCGGCCCGCACCTTCTCCGCCATGTCGGCGTCCTGGTAAGGGCCAAGCTGTCCCGACACGCCGTCTTTGGTCCACTCCACCCAGTGGCCATCTGCACCGGACCTAATCTCGGCCCTGACTGTGCGCGCATCGTTCATTTCGCCGGCGGGTGTGAGGTTGGAGTCGTCGGTCATTGGTCTATCCTGTCAGCCTGCGAACCAGCCGAGGCTAACAAATGCCTGCGAGCAGCACTAGAGCGACCACCTCAGAGCGCTGTTATGGCGCAAGAGGGCACCACGAGCGCTCAAGCCGCTCAGATGAAAAAGAACCCGCCAACGAGGGCGGGCTAGTTTCTCTTGAGACTGGCACGTGGCTCGCGACCAACTCTCGTTCAGCCTAGGGCGAGTATGGCAAGCGTGGCACCATATCTGAGCCAAGATACTTAGTTCGACTACACCGAAATGCTTAGCATTGTCCCATTCGCCGGCACGCTGGGCAGTGTCACATCCCCAGCGCTGCCTAGTTCCGCTCGCAGGCAATTCCGTCCTTGTCGCGGTCGAGCCGATGCGGATCACCCGGGCCGTTACGCTCGTAGAATTCCTGAGCCTCTTCTTGTGAGCTGAAGTCGCTGCAGTCCCGATCGGCTTGCGCCATTGATGTCCCGGTAAATGCCAACAGCAAGATGGCTCCGGCAAGCAGTGCCTGCGTAGTTTTCATGATTGTTCCTCCCACTGCCAAGTTCGCAGTGGCACGAGGTCCGGTCAACAACACTGGTTATCCGCCTGAGGTCTTGATGACGGCCATCACGATTAGAATTCAAGGCAGCGGCCTACCCAAGTTCGAAGACGCAGTTCAAACGCTGGGTTCGGTCAAGGCAACTCGCGCCTACCGCATGGCGCTGAACACCACCGGCAAGAAGATCTACACCGAGGTCAAGCGCACCGTCGCCAAGCAGATGGGCGCAACCCAGGCAAGAATCATCAAGTACGGCCATCTGCGCCGCATCCCCGCAATTGGCAGCGATCTGCAGACCAGCATCGAAAGCTCAGGCGGGTACATCCCCCTAAAGGACTTCAGCGCGCGCCAAACCCGCAAGGGCGTATCAGCCAGCCCATGGGGCAAGCGCCGCCTATTCGGCAGCACGTTCATCGTGCCCAAGCTCGGTGGCCAGGTGTTCAGGAACACGGGCAAGTTCAGCAAGAAGTCGGGCCGCCACAACGCCATCGAGAGCCTATGGGGACCTGCCGTCCCCAAGGAGCTGGTGAAAGACCAGAGCAAGGCAGCGTTCGAGCGCATAGCGGCGCAAACCCTGCCCAGTGAGGCAGCACGGCTGATCAAGCTGCTCACCGATGGCGCTGTGACGTAAGGCTGGCGACGGTGCGGGGCGACCCGAGCGGGTGTGATGCATCTGCCACACCCCCCGGGGTTCAGGGACCGTGTCGGGGGTTTTGGGGTGCTGCGGTGGCGCCGCCGCAAAATCCGTCTAGGTGCAAGTGATCAAAGGGTGTCCGCGTGGGGCAGGGCGTTTCCAAAAGTGAGTTCGCTCGGCGGGAGGGTTGTGACGAGAGCCTGGTGCGCCGGAAGGTGAAAAGCGGCCATCTCATCGCATTTGCCGATGGGACCATCGATCCCGCGCTGGTGGGTAGCGGATGGCGAAAGGGATCTCGCAAGCAGTCGGACAGTTCGGACGCTTCGGACAAGCCATTTGTCCGGGGTCCGACCGATAGAGCTGCGCAGAAGATCCTTGATGATCAGCCGATCAGCATCGATGGGCGAACGTTTCATTCGAAGGCGCAAGCCGAGCGGATGAAGGAAAACTATCTCGCCAAGCTGCGCCAGATCGACTTCGATCGAGCAGCCGGGGCGGTAGTGGATATCGATGATGTCGTGAACATCGTCGTGACGGAATACCAACTGGTGCGGAACAAGTTGCTGGCCTTGGGTGCGCGCATTGCTCCCCGAGCGGCTGTCATGAAATCGGCAGAGGAAGTGAAGGCGCTGATCGATCGTGAGGTCAACAGCGCACTCGAGGAACTAGCGTTCGATGGAGATGCAGACGGCGACCCGGGCGAAGCCGACGAGGCTGTTAAGCGTCGGCTCAAGCAATCTTCTTAGGCGCGTTCGTAAGGCCCGAGCCGAAGCGCTCAAGCCGCCCCCCATCCTCACGCTAAGCCAGTGGGCGGAGAAGTACGCGTACCTGTCGCCGGAGACGAGCGCCGAGGCCGGCAAGTTCCACGCCTTTGCCTACCAGAACGGCATCATGGATGCGGTGACCGATCCGACGGTGAAAGACCTCACTGTCATGAAGTCGGCCCGCGTGGGGTATACGAAGATCCTCGACAATATGGTCGGGTTCTTCATCCACCAAGACCCGTCGCCGGTGCTCGTGGTTCAGCCTCGAGTAGAGGACGCCGAGGATTATAGCCGAACTGAAATCGCGCCCATGCTGCGCGATACGCCGGTACTGGCCAGCATTGCAGGCGACCTGAAGGCGAAGGATAGCGAGCAGCGCATTCAGAAGCGGATGTTCCGCAACGGATCGTCCGTGTCATTTGTCGGGGCAAACAGTCCTGGCGGTTTCCGCCGCATCACGGCTCGGATCGTGGCCTTTGACGAAGTCGATGGCTACCCGGAGCAGGGCGCCGGCAAGGAGGGCGACCAGATCGCGCTGGGTCGGAAACGCTCCGAGAGCTTCTGGAACCGGAAAACCATCTTGGGCTCCACTCCCACGGTTAAAGGCGTGAGCCGTATCGAGAAGTCGTGGGAGAGCAGCGACCAACGCCGGTACCGTGTGCCGTGCCCGCATTGCGGTCATGAGCAGGTGCTGCGCTGGGAGAACCTGCGGTGGGAGAAGACTGAAGCGGGCGATCATCTCCCCGAGACTGCTCACTTCCGATGTGAGGCTAAGGGCTGCCGCATCGAAGAACACGACAAGCCGGGGATGATCGATGCAGGCAAGTGGGTAGCGGAGAAGCCGTTCCACGGACATGCCGGCTTTCATATCTGGGCGGCTTACAGCCTGTTCCCGAACGCGGCCTGGCGCTACTTGGTCGAGGAATATCTGCGGGTCTATAAGGACCCGTCGCAGCTGAAGACCTTCGTCAACCTGGTGCTCGGTGAGCCTCACAGCGAGACCGTCGAGGTCGCTGATCCGTCGGCATTGCGCAACCGATGCGAGCCGTACAATTTCGAGACGCTGCCCAGTGACGTTCGCCTGGTGACTGTCGGGGGAGACACCCAAGACGATCGCATTGAGGTGACGTTTGTCGGCTGGGGCCCCAACGGGGAGAGTTGGGTTGCTCGGCACGAAGTGCTGACGGGCGACACATCCAAGCCCGCAGTATGGGAGCAACTCGACAAGCTACTTGCTGAGGCGTGCGAAACCGATGATGGCAGGCGCCTTCTGGCGCAGGCTGTCTGCATCGACTCTGCGGGTCACCGCTCCGAGATGGTCTATAAGTTCTGCCGCGATCGAAAGCGCCGGCGCATTTACGCCACCGTAGGCCGCGGCAATACCGACCCGAAGAACCCGCGGATGATCTGGCCGAAGACGCCGAGCCGCACCAAGAACAGCGGCGACAAGCCCTACACTGTGGGCGTGGACACTGCGAAGGACGACATCTCATCCCGGCTCGCCATCGTGCCGGACCCGAACGGGCCTACAGCTCGAGCTATCCACTTTCCCATGGTGGGGCTGAGCGCTGACTATTTCGATCAGCTGACTTCAGAACATGCCGTGGTCAGCTACGTTAAAAACCGCCCCCGTCGCATGTGGGTACCGAAAAGCATCGGTGCTCGTAACGAGGCGTGGGACTGCCTGGTACTTGCGCTCGCGGCGAGATTGTCTTTGCCGAACCGTCTGGACCCCACGCCAGTGAGGCCCCGACCAGAAGCCCAGGCGAAGGCAGAGCCGGTCCCAGAGAAGGTGCAGGACAGTTCAGGTGCCGAAGCTAGGTCGGACCCGGCCATCGTGGCGCCCGCCCGCAAAGCTCGTCAGCGCACCCGCTGGAACGCGTATCGATAGGAAAACACTGATGGTCGAGACCAAGCCTCGGGTCCGCGTGAAAGCGGGAGCCGTTGCGTTCCCCTCCGCGCCGATCCGCAAGGCGACGGCTCGTTATCTGCGCCCGGATTCGTCCGGCATCCTCGC